GAGAAATATAAAAATATTGAAATAGGAGATGAGGTAATTATTTGACATTCGTAGAACATAATAACCGCGAGAAAGCCAATAAATTCGCTGAGTATGTGACAGGGAAGCCTTTACGTGAATACTTAGCTAAAAAAGTGAAGCAGTATTGTGGTGAAAATATATCTGTATTTGATGGAGCTGCAGGTTCTGGACAATTGGAGCAGTTTATCAGTATGACTGATTTTCATGCAGTAGAAATTCAAAAGGAAAGTTGTGAAGCTTTAAAAACAAATTTTCCACATGCAACAGTGGATAATCAAAGTTTTTTTACTTATCAATCTGATATCCAAGTTGATGCAATTGCAATGAATCCGCCTTATTCTTTAAAGCTTAAAGAGTTACCAGAGGAAGACCAACAGGCTATCAAGGAATTATACCCTTGGAAAAAATCAGGTGTTGTGGATGATATTTTTTTACTAAAATCCATGAATTACACCAAACGTTATGGATTTTATATTATGTTTCCTGGTATTGCTTATCGTCAATCTGAAAAGAAAATGAGAGAGTTAGTTGGTAATAATCTCGTTGAATTGAATGAGATTCAAAATGGATTTGAAGATACTCCTATCAATGTCATATTTTTAGTAATTGACAAAGAGAAGAATACTCCTGAAATTTCAAAAGAGATTTATGATTGTAAAACTCAAAAAGTTGAATATCAGGAATCTGATAAATTAAATTCAGATTTCAGTTGGGTAATACCCAAGAAACCAGTTGAGAAAGAAGAGATAGACATTGACCAAGTAAATGCTGAATTAGATCAAATGGCGATTGACCACCTTGAAAAACATTTAGCAAGTCAACTAGTCTTGATTCAATTCTTTAATGCAGATATTGATTTAAAATCATTCATCACAAAATGCCACAAAGTTTTAGACGATTATTTGTTAGCTTATAATTTTATGGTTGGATTAGAATGAAACCAAACAAGATAACAAAGTATGGATTGCTAGAAGTTTGTGAGCTTATTTCAGGTAAGCGTGGTAAAGTCAGTAAAGGCGCTTATTGTATTTATGGCGCCGGGAAAAATACAAAAGGAAGAACAGATAAATTCAATTGCGAAAGTGATACCATTCGATTAACTAAAAAAGGGACAGTCGGGGCAGTCTATTTCCATATTGACCCTTTTTGGATGGATGATGATAGCTTCAGAGTTGAACCAAAAGAGGTGATAGATAAACGATATCTATTCCATTGGTTATTGATGAAACGTGAAGAAATAGAGCGTTGTGCAGACGGTGACAACCAACCAGGATTGTCACTAGCTAGATTGTCAAAAATGACGATTGATGTGCCTGACATGGAATACCAACTAAAAGCGGTCAAGTTATTGGATGAAATGAGTACAGGCTTAGAATTTTTTATAGACAATATCACACAAATTAAAAAGTTAGAGAGCAAGGTTTTGAGTTACTATAACGAGAAAATTGGAATAGCTTTAGAGAGAGGTGAGTTAAATGAGAAACTGGGAGAATGATTTCGCTTACTACCAAGGCGAAACATTCATAACTTTAGGTTCTTTACAAGAAATACATGAGTATACAGGTATTCCTTTAGAAAGATTAAAGGAATATTCAAAAAAATCAAGAATTAAACGTTATCCATTCGGAAGGATGCTGATTGAAATAGATGAGGAGTTATCATGAACACACTAGAAAATGTTAAGCAATGGTTTATTGACCGTGACCTTGAAAACGGTGGACGATTAGACAAGCAGTCACTCAAACTTAGTGAAGAGTTTGGTGAACTATGCGCTGGTTATCTCAAGAAAAACGAACAGCTTATGAAGGACAGTATCGGAGATTGTGCAGTCGTGATTGTAGGCTTAACATTACTCATTAAGGAAGATGTGAATCAAATTTTTAAAGAATCTGAGAATATCAGTAAAAAAGATGTACTTGATTGTTTCAACTTAATGAATGCTAATATCAGTGAATTTCAGTTATCTCAGAATCTTGCCAGTAAGGAAATGTGCAGACACAATCTGGTACGATGTATTGGTTATCTGAAGAATCTAGGATATGACTTTGAAGAATGTTTTGAGTTAGCCTATCAAGAAATTAAAGACCGTAAAGGTTTATGGATTGATGGTTCATTTGTGAAGTGGGAGGAATTACCTGATGAACTACGAGCAAAGATTAAATGATAAACAAAGACAACGTTTTGCATTTATGTTAAAACAAAAACGCAAAGATAATAAATTGTCACAAGAAAAATTAGGTGACATCTTAGGATACGCTCAATCAGATATTTTCAAATGGGAAACATGCAAGGCAAGACCTAACTTGTATCAAGTGGAAGACGTAGCAACGTACTTTAAATTACCTATGAATGTATTGATAGGGGAGGGATAGATTGACGGATATTGAAAAACGATTAAAGCAATTACCTTATACGAATATTAAAATCAAGTCATTACATAATGAAATTATTGGTCTTAGGTCTTCAAGTGTTAAGGGGCAGTCGTTTGATAATATGCCTAAGTCACCATCAAATAATAATCAGACTGAAGATATGAATATCCGTGTGATTGATAGGTCAGATGAGCTCTATGAGGAAATTGCAGGGTTGTATCAGAAGCAGCAAGAAACAATCAAATGGATCGAGAATTTAGAAGACCCTATCGAGAATATCGTCATGCGCTTGCTTTATATTGACGGACTATCTTGGAACGAGGTGCAGATACAATTAAGATGTGGGCGGACTACTATTAAACGGGTAAGAAAAAGCGCTATTAAAAAAATGGCACTAATGGCACTAAATGGCACTAATTAAATGGTATTATGATAGTGTCAGCAAAAGGCTGATGACTCCTATTTATATTTTTTAATTCGGTGTTAGGAAAAGTATTCATTGTTGATTTTCCTTTGCGTTTTTAATTCTATAGTTTCATAGTACCTCCAAACTTCCTAACACCGTTTTTATTTTCGGGAATACCAGTGGGTGCAAATCCCACTATTCTCATGAGAGGTCTTACATGAAGTCACACAATAGTGTGGCTTTTTGTTTTTAGAAGGAGAAGGGGATGAAACCACAAAGGCTGACTATATTGAACGGTCGGAGAACTGCGGTTGATTATGACAAACGAAACCAAGAATACACAGACTATAATCGTACTCGTTGGAAGTATGACAAGGACGTGAAACGATTCTATAACTCAACTGTCTGGAAGAGAACAAGTCAACAAGTCTTGCTTGAAGCTGACTATATCTGTGCCATGTGTGGCGATGAAGCTACGATGACTGACCATATCATCAGTGTGAAACAAGATTGGTCAAAGAGATTAGATCGAAGTAATCTTCAAGCAAGTTGCAAGAAATGTAATGATCAAAAAGCGATAAAAGAGAAATATTCTTTTTAGAAAATAAATAGAAAAAACAAAAATCTGACGGAATATCACAAGGGAATGCATCTTAAAATGTACGGAAATACCCCCTTTATTTTTAGACGGGGGTAGGTATTGTTCGGATATAAGAACGCTGCCCTCTTCTGTGCGAAAAATTCCGTTTTTGAAATATTGAAACCCTATAAAATTTGAAAGGAGGTGGTTGATTTGGGTCGAAAAATGAAGATAGTGGAAACTACTAAAAGTCATTTAACAAAAGAAGAGAAGATTGCAAGAAAAACTATACAAGAAAAGGCTTCGGATGGTTTGGAAGCATTGCAACTGACACCGCCAAAACACTTTGATTCAATCGCAAAAGCAGAATATAAGCGCGTGATTGAAGATTTGAGAAAGCTACCCCTTAGAAATCTAGACCGTGCAGTATTAGAAAGCTACTGCACTTGGTATGCAGTCTATAAAGAAATATCCCGTGGATTGCAAAAAGAAGGGTATGTTTACGAAACAGACAATGGAAAGGTGTTGCCTAATAAGATGTTGTATAGTTTGGAACGTGCCACAACAAACTTAATGAAAGCAGCATCACAATTGGGTATGACAGTGGATAGTCGCATGAAGTTATTTGTGCCACAAGTTGAAGAAAAGAAAGAGAGCATTTTCGATAAATTTGGAGGATAGATAATGATGTATAGACCACGGTATTTGAAGAATAAGAAGAGTAAGGGGAGTTGCCACCAGTTAAATGAATTTTCAACTGAGGGTGGACGAATCGTGTTGAATGGAGAATTGTTAAGAGGTGTAAGAAGTTACGATATCGTTTGGAACACTGATGAACTTACTGAGTTGAAAATAAACATGATTGGTAAGATGAAATAGCTTTTATATATTAGAGGGTGAAGCCCTCTTTTTTTATTTAGGCCGTTGGTGTAGTGGTAACATGACAAGTTCCAACCTTGTAGTCGTGGGTTCGATTCCTACACGGTCTGTTACGTGCTAGAAAGGAGGTAAAGTATGGCATACGATTACTCTTGTATCCATGAAAAATATCATGATGTAGCATATGAATATGCAAAAGATGTAATCGATGGGAAACGAAATGTCAGTAAGAAAGTTTATAAAGCGTGTTTACGTCACTTACGAGATTTGGCGAAAATTCCCAATAGCGATTACGACTACTTCCCGAATATGGCACAAAATCCAATAGATTTTATCGAAATGCTCCCCGATGTCAAAACGGGCAAACCATATCCGCTGGCAGATTTTCAAAAGTTTATTTTGAGTAGTCTGTATGGCTGGAGAAAGAAGTCTGATACATCTATCAGACGATTCAAAAAAGCTTTAATTAGCTTGGCCAGAAAGAATGGTAAGACAATCTTAGTTGCAGGTATTGCCTTATATGAGTTTTTATTTGGTCGCAACCCTGCAATGAGTAGACAATTATTTTGTACAGCGAATGACCGTTCACAAGCACGAATTGCTTATGATATGATCCGTAAGCAGTTGGAAGCATTAAGAAGTCAAAATTCAGACATCAGAAAAGCTACTAAAGTAGTACGAGATGAACTCCGTAACTTAAATGATGAAAGTTATGTGCGTGCATTGAGTCGTGAGACTGGTGCAGTCGATGGATTTGAACCGTATGTTGGCATCTTAGATGAGTTTGCAGCATCCAAAACCAATGAGATGATTGAGCTTCTCGAATCTGGTCAAGGTCAGTTAGACAATCCATTGATTTTGATTATCTCAACAGCTGGATTTGATTTAAACGTACCAATGCACACTATCGAGTATGCGTATATCGAAAAACTTCTCGAAGAAGAAGTTGAAAACGATGAATACTTTGCCTTCATTGCTGAACAAGATGATGAAGAGGAAATCAAAGATGAAAAGAACTGGATAAAATC